TTTCTATCCCCACGTTGGTTTGTGGTTAATGCGAAAGAACCCACAGCCGTGTTTGTATTGCCGTCTGTAATGGCATCTCCACATAGAGTACCTATGAGGGTGTTGTCAGTGCCAGTTGTCACTGCTTCACCAGCAGAGTATCCAACTGCGGTGTTGTTACTATCTGTAGCCGTTGTAAAGTTTTGTGTCTTTAATGCACCTCTTCCAACAGCGGTTGATTTACTACCTAATGTGTCAGTACTTAACGCTAGGCGTCCCACTGCTACGTTGTCATCAGCATCTGTAAGTGCATCTCCAGATTGACCACCTATGAGGGTGTTGCTTATGCCAGTAGTGACTGCTGCTCCTGCTTGTGACCCTACCGCTGTGTTATAAGCTGTTGCTCCTGCGTTTTGAGCAACCAATGCTAAATACCCAATAGCAACATTTTGCCCATGACCATCTTCAGCAGAAAGTGCAGCATGTCCTACGGCAACATTTTGACCGCCTACGTTAAGGGCATCACCTGCTAAACCGCCTATTAAGACGTTTTCTGTAGCAGTGGTGATTGCTGTTCCTGCACTATGTCCCACTGCTACATTAAATGTATCCGTAAGAGTAGTAAAATTTTGTGTAGCTAACGCATTAGTTCCTACGGCTACACTTTTTTTACCTTTTGTGTCAGTGGTTAATGAATTACTACCTATAGCTACATTAAAAGTACCGTCCACTAAAGCATCACCAGACTGAAATCCTACAAAAACATTTTCATCCCCTAGAGTAAGGGCAGTGCCTGCCTCATTGCCCAAAAGCACGTTTTGATTACCGCCAGATAGTATTGAGTTACCTGCGTTTAAACCCAATCGTAGGTTAGATGTACCTGCTGATGCAGTGATAATATCTGCACCATTTGCAAAGGTTACGTCAGCGGCAAAGTTTACAGCCCCATCAACGTCTACAATGTCTAGGTTGGTTGTACCGTCTACGTCTATGTCACCAGAGATGTCTAACGCTGTACCTATCAAAGTCTGTGTAAGTGTTATTTGTCCATTTGCAGCAATAGTCATTGCATCTACATCTGATGCAGAGCCAATAGTCTTGCCGTCACCAATGATTATGTCGTCAGTAAATGTGGCAATGCCTGTTACACCAAGAGTGCCCCCGACAGTTGCCAGTCCACCAATCGCAGCATCATCCGTAACCGTCAGATCGTCTTGAACCTTGAGATCAACCACGCTCAACGAGGCGAAGGCGTCAACCATTGCCGCGCCAGAGCCAGCGCCATTTGAATAGATAGCCTTTGTGTCCCCTGGTGGAACAGTGATTGTCGCCCCAGAGCCTTGCTTAATAATGATGTTTTGAGAGCCACTTGTGCCGTTCTCAATAAACCACAG